AAGAATAGCACCGTATAAACTGTTAAGATTAATTTTTTTAACAAGCTGACGTTTATCCCAAAACGCAATTTCTGTTTGATTTCCTGCATCGATGGCTTTTCCTTTCATCGCTTGTAGCTCTTTACGTTCTTGATACCAACGTTTAAGCAAACCAGGTATAACACCATCGAACTCATTTGTAAGTATTGTTCCGTTAGCAGTAAGCATCCATGGTTGGTTGCTATCATAAATTAGTTTATATACTTCTGCGGCACTTAACATTTCGCTATCGCCGTTTTCAAAGTCTAATGTTATATCAAAGTCTTTTCTCTTTTCCATAACTGCTTCATATTCTAGTGTACCAAACTTACCTTCCCAAGCACCTGCAAATGACTTCTTCTGAAGTGTCATTTGATCTTCTACAAAGGCGTTAGTATGATCTGGACGAAGTTGTCCTATAATAGTTGCTGGATCCATATTCAAAGCTCTAATAACAGATGGATATAGTGAATTTAAGTCCATTGAACCTATCCACTTATGTACACCCTTTTTAGGAAATGCAACATAGGCTCCTGCCGCCGCCGTGTTTTCTTCGTCACGTTTTGGTCTATTAGGAACTTGTAATCCTCTGTGATGTGCTTCGTTAATAATTGCTTGTTCGGTAACTGCTACTGCACCCATTGTTGTTTGTAGTAAAACAGTATTTGCATGAGCTAGTTCATTTGATAAATCTATAAACTTTAATTTTTGATCCAACTTGTCCAGTAGTGCAACGTCTTGTCTGTTGTATTCAATGAACGTTCTGAAGTCATTGTTATAAAGTTGATCGAGTGTACCTTCATACACAGTTTTCTTTTCGCCAACTTCAAGTTCGCCAATAGCATCAAGTCTGTAAGTATGTCTTTCTTCATATGTGTATTTACGATATAGTTCTAAACTATCTAAATGTACTCTACCTATTAGGTCATACGTTTCAGCTTTTTTACCATACTTTTCATATTCACGTTTTTTAGGAAGTTGTTTCCATAAACAAAAACGTCTTGTATCATCTTTACTTAAAACTCTTGATACACGATTTACTGTATAAGGAATATCATAACCTTCACTGTTCCAACCAGTAAGTACATCACTATCTTGTATTAAGTCGAGAAATGCTTCTAACATATCTCCTTCTTTTGCAAACAAGTGTGTATTAGGAAAATCTTTTACTTGTTGTTCTGCTTGTTCCATTGTAAGTGTCTTAGGTGGAATAGCAAGTGTAACTAAAGTATCTAACCATTGTAAGTGTACTGTGATTGCAGTAATTGGCATAAACGGATCGCTAGGATCAGCAAATCCTCTTTCAGGATCAAAGTCTGTTTCAATATCAAAAAATGCTATATTAAGTTTAGGTGCATCAACATTTAAGTACTGTTCACTTAAACATTGGAATATTGGATTAACGTCTGATTCGAATAATTCTTTGTTTTGATTTATTGCAAGTTCTTTTCTAAACTGCTTTGTATTTCTAGCTACAATTCGATTTAAAGGATCACCATATATACTTTTATATTTTCCTCTTTGGTCTTTATAAAAGAATGTATACTTAACTGGATATTCTGTAAAATGTCGTTTACCATCTTTACGTTCTACTACTCTGATAACGTCCTGGTCTCGATCAAATTGTGCGTCTACGTAACTCATCTTTTCTCCTGTATGTCATTTGAGGCTGACAAATACCAAAATGTCGTTTATGGCCGACTATACCTTGCTTCATAACGTTGCTATTATTATACCACAAATCCCAACTAAAGTCAAGACTGCATTTGTCAATATCAACGCCGGTTCTTTCCACATTACTGAAACTATTAACCAAACTGCTCCGCCCAATGCTAATAAGCCCGGGCCTATTGGATATAACTCAGGATAACCTGCGTTAATAAAAGTTCCAACAATTAAAATAAATGTTGCTACCCATTTAAGTACATCAGGTATGGTGAAGTGGATCGTTTGACCCTTCATCAATCCCATGCTTTTTAAAATATTCTCTATCGTTTTGTGCCTTGTCATCTATCCAAATATCGTACAACTGTTTGCCTGTTTTAATGCTTGTTGCCTTTACTCCCCAATCGGTTAATTGTTTTACAGTAAAATCTTGGTAATCTGTACCAGACTTACTGCCCCTTGCAGTATAATAATGTATTTCATTACCTTCGTCAAATAGACCGTTAAAGTGCTCTATGCGGTCTTTATACGGTCGACTTTCTGCATAATTACTGTTTACAGTATAGCATATAGTACCGTCAATGTCAACCATATATCTCATATAAACATTCTCCAAAGTGCTATTGAATTCATAGTAGTAAACCAACCGGTTAATACCATAATCCAAGCTGAATCTCTGTAGTAAGCACCAAAGAAACCAGTAACACTTCCAATAAAGTAAAATGGAATAAAAATGTCTGGTCTAGGGTCTAATACTGTCCAAGTTAATATAGCACTTCCAATTATAACGGTAACTGCTGACGCAAATTCCAATCCAAATGCTAAAGGGTGAGAGTCGTAACTTCTTCTAAAAAAACTCGCGATACTCACTACTTGTCTTTGCCAACTGTGACAACTAGTGTCTCTAAGTCATCAAATGCGTCTGCAACTTTGGCCCAATCGCCTTTATGTGCAACTTTGATGGCTTTGTTAATAATAGCAGGTTTAATGTTCAATTCTTCTGCTACTGCTTTTACAGTATCTTTAAGTCCTGTATTTAGATCTTCAACTTCTTGAAGTACTTGAGCTCCTTCATTAACTAGACGTTCTAGCTTTTGCTTCTCGTCTTGTCCGTAGGTTCTATCACTCATTTCATTCTCCTATTTTATATTTGTATTATACACTCTTTGCCTGCGGTCTGTCAATAGAAATATTGCCGGCAATTACAATTCTTTCTTTATCCAATTTTTGTTCTGGTACTCCGTGTGTTACCCAACCTGGAAATACAATCATTAATCCTGGATTTGGATATATTGCATTACCGCTAGTTGGAAATACTAATGGAGCATCATCTGGTGTTGCGTCTACGTAGTAAACGAAACTCCACGTGGCCGGGTGATGTGCGTGTGCATTTGTGCTATCACCTTTCCTATAAATTGCTCCCCAGCAATCTGTAGGATAATATCTGCCCAATTCTTTATGTGCTAGACCACCTTCGATACATTCGATAGCAAAATTAACAATCTTTTCAAAATCAACATCTTCAAACATAGACCATTTAGTCATATCAGCTTGAACATTAGTTTTTCGAAACTGTTGATCTCCTTCAGCTTTTATTTTGTTTGCAAGAATTGGATTTAAACTTTCTGCATCAGGATAGACAGCAGTAAATACGTCTGCTTTTTCTTTGAATTCTAAATTTTGTACGTTAGGCTCTAACATACTACTATTTAATCTTTAACTTTTTTGGTCTTATTTAAGGTGGCTTTGTATGCCTCTTCAAACCCTTCTTCGTGTATATATGCTTCTTCGTTATACCAAACTCGTTTGAAATAACTATCGTAACAATCTAAAATACATTCTTCTGTGGCGTTGAAATGTCCTTTTACTATCCAAAAGAGTCGGTATGCTTCTTTGCGTCTACTACTCTGATCCAACCTCTTCGTCCTTACTCTTATACTGCCATTCATCTGTATGACCCACAGACCATTTTGGGTTATTCTCGACTGTATAATTTTGTGAACAAACTTTGAAGTCTGGCATCTTTCTATCAGGATGTACCAAACTTTGATCATTGAATATTACTCTGTTATTAGGTTGTGCCGCGAATTGACCATTTTTACACTTAATGATATTAAAGGACTTATGCTCTGGGTCATGTTCGGAATAATTAACGTTAAGGGCGTGATCAGTATGGCAACTATCTATAGAAAACATATATTCACCTTGATGCATATTTTTATCTTTTCCAAAGAACTCACACTCGCATAGCATTTGTTTTTGTATTACTGTAATATCGTAATCAAAACAATCCCATATTTGTAATGTATCTAAAGGAAGTTGATCTTCAAGGTTTATGTTTGTTTTCCAAACAAACGCACTAATAGGAAGTTTGTCGTATAATGCACCGTACTCTGTAAGAAGTGTTTCGAAGTACAGAGCCTTGCTCATTATTGACTTGACGGAAATCCATATACCAGGAGTGTATTCTCCATGACCTTTTTCAAGATCGTATAAGTATTCTTTCTTGACAAATACTTCTACCGGTGGTAAATTATGGACTAAGAACGCCATAGCACTCCTCAGTGTTAATTATTTTTAATGTATGTATTTATGTTAGGCGACGAAAGCCTTGCCTGATTTGTTGGCTTTTAAGAAATTTTTGTAACCGTCTTGTGTGGATATTGATTGTGTTCCGGAGTTCCATTTAGTACCGTCAAATTCCCAAACAGCTTTACCATCGTTGTAAGCTGACCCTGGTTTAATATCATCTATCTTTGGAACTTTTACTGGAACAGGTTTAGGTGCAACATCTTGTGCTGTCACCTTTTTTGCTGGCTCTATTTTAGCGTCTTTGCCAAGTCCTACTGCTTTACGTAGTCTATCACCACCAGTTGGTTTTTGCATCTGTCTTTTGCCACCAAATGTAGCGGCCATTTTATCACCTAAATCATTCATCCATGCGTCCATGCCTTTTCTGACACTTCCGTCATCTCCACCGTCTTTTTCGATGATAAAATCTTTAGCTCTCATTGGTTACGCCTTTAAGCTAGATGCTAATTTATTTGCTAGATCGTCTTTGTAGTTGTCTGCTTTAGTTTCTTCTACTTTTGGTGCTTCATCTTTTTCAACAACTTCTGTAGGAACTTCTTCAGTTTTAGTTACTTCAGCAAACTTATGTTCGTAGTCCATGTTGTGATATACTGCACCAATGTAATCTGCAGATTTAGTAATTTTAGATTGTACCCAACCTTCTAGGCCTTCTTGTTCTGAAACGTTTTTAAGCATTTCATGTAATTTAATAGAGTACTTTGCAATCTTGTACAATTGAGCTCTTGCCATTTGTACTTCGTGATCTTGCTCTACTTTAGAAGCCTCATCGGCTAAATTTTCTGCTATAACTTCTTTTTTGTCTGACATTGTTTGTTCCTTACTATTATTTAGTCGTTTTAAAGGTTGACCGAATAGTCCGTGACTCTTGTTATCTAGTGCATTATCAGTTGGCTTCTGTGTTTTAGGCTTCTTTTTGCTGTTTGCTATATGTGGATTTGCCACAGTAGCTATATTGCCGGCACTTGTAGCCCCTGGTGTAGCAGTTTCCATTGCTTCTGCTGGAGCAGGTGCATTGTCTTGAGCTGATTTCATTAACATTTTAAACTTATTAAACAACTGTGGATCAGCCATAATGTTTTGTAACGCCTGTGCATATGGTGAAATTGCTTTAACTATATTAGGTGGTAACATTCCACCCTGACTTAATTTTCCTAATCCTTTAGCAACCATTGAACCACTTGCTTTACCACCGCCTACACTTTTTAAACTAGCGGCTCTTTGAGCAACTTTAGGATCTACTTTAGGTTGTCCTTGTGGTTTAGCTGGTGCTGGTTGTTGTCCTGCTGGTGCACCTGGTTGAGCTCCTGGAGCCTCTTTCATTCTTACGTTTTTAATTCCTAATTTTTCTACTTCAGGTGGTACTTTAGATACAACAAATCTACCACTTGTATCTTTATCATCAAACTCATATCCTAATATTTGCATTAACTCTTTAATAGCAAAGTTATGATCAGATGATCCAAAGCCTTCTCCATCTGGCCAGTCATCGTAGTTATCTTCTATTTCTTGTGCCGCATCTTTCATCTTATGTTTTAATGCATTCCATTCTTCAACAGTTATCCATTTATTGAATACCATTCTTTGCACTAAACCCATACCATCAAATGGTGCGTCTTCGTTTATTGATTCTTTCTTTAATGCTTTTCTAATAGCTTGAAGTTCTTTATACTCAGGGTCGTTAATATTAACTTTGCCACCCTCATCTGAAACTCTATCTAATTTTTTTAAAAGTTCTGTCTTACGAGCTTGTAATTTATCTTTAGTTTCTACTACTTCTTTCATTTCTTTAATAAAATGACAGTTACAATGTTCACATTCTGGTCCGCATTTACATTCACTTACTGGAACACCACAACAAGCATCTGGGCACATTGGTACGCCATCCTTGTTAACTTTTTCATTAATATCGTATGCGTCTTTTTTGTGTTTTGCGTTACGTGGAATTTCTTTAGTTTTGTCACCATGAGAACCGCCAGCACCACTTTGTGCTATTTTCATCATAGTCTGAAAGTTAGGATCTCTAGGCTTAACTGTCTTCTTTTTGTTCTTTTTAATTTCTCTAATACGCATATCTATATTTATCTTTTCATCAATTCCATAATTTCTTTTAAAGTACCATCGATCATATGCACTTTAGCTTGTTTATGGTCTAATAAACGTAGTGCATCGTATCTATGATGCCCGTTAACTATAAATCCTTCTTTATCTATTACGATAGGGTTATAATCTCCGTCATTTACACGTTCCATTTGCTTTGATAGTTTATCCCAGTTTCTAGCTTTTTGTACTGGAGTAATTCTTTCTAGTTTTATGCTACCTTTACGTGCAATAAACCTATGTATATCTTTTTCTTTAACTTGTGGAGGTGCATTTCCTTCTATAATAGGATTAAAGTTCTTATGCTTATATCCTGATTCTGTAACTGCATAATCTTCTTTAGCCATCTTAGTAGCAGTTGCATACATAACGTTCTTCCACTCATCACCATAACGTTTTTTAAAGTCTTTGGAATTCTTTTTCATTCCTTTAACGTATTTTTCTTTATCTTTTTCTTCGCCCTTTGTAAGATCTCTTTCATCTACATCTTTTTCGAAGTATTGTTTTAAGTTCATTGCTGTTCTTTCAAATTTGTGATCTTTATGTTTAAATCCTACACCACCTGAGGCTTCCCATTTAGCAACGTTCTGACCAAAGTCATCTATTAATATGTTTGGAGTTCCATCTGATTGTGTAGCATACTTGCTTTTCGCCGCAGTAATAATTACATCTTCGGGTGGAAAAGATGTTAAGTGTTTTTCAACCCATTCTTTTTTACTAGGCTCTACTCTAGGATCATCAGCCATTGGTGCTGATAGTATTTTATACTTTCCTTTAATCTCTTTAATAATACCTAAAAGGTTATCTGCATTTGGAGTAGGTTTTAAGTTTATCCAAAAGTCTTTTGTATCTCTAATTTTTTGTAAGGCCGCATCTATGTCTTTAATATCTCTCCAACTATCTACACCCATCATTTTAGTCCATGGTGTAAAGAAGTCTACAAGTACTCCGTCCATATCTACATATATTTCACTTGCACTAGATATCTCTTTGGCTTCGTTGGCTTTGTTATTGCCTTTGTTTTTAAAATCAAATCTATTATTAGGACCTTTACCTGCTTTATGTATTAATCCCATTGGCTTAATAGTTTGTGGCATAATTTTCCATTCGTTCCATATTTCTTTCTTTGACTCTGCCATTCCTAAATTAAACAATGTATTAGGACTAGAATTTTTATGAGCCTTCTTGTGCATATTATAAGCTGGAATTCCTTTTTTGTCAACCTTTAAACCCAATTTAGCGGCTTCAATAGGAATTTGATTAGGACCTACATCTTTTGTAGTGTTAACCCCTGGAACAATTAACCCGCCATTTTCATATAGTTGACGTACTTTCATTACTTCTTCTTTCGACCTCTAAAGTTTGGAACACCTGTTAAAAAAGGTTTACCAAACCAAAGTTTAAACCAATCTTTATCTCCGGGTTTAACACCCATCTTCTTTTCTTTGGCCTTAAGTGCTGTTGCAGTAATACTTGGATTCTCATCTACTTTGTAAGTAGTATATCCTGTGAACTCACCTATGCCTGCTAATCTCTGTAAAGTTTTTATATCGTGGTCCATATTAGTCTGCTTCGTATTCGTATTTGAAACCTAAATTCTTAAAAAGATTTACAGTTGTCTTTGCACTTCTTAATGCTTTTTGCATTAACTCTTGTTCGTCTTCTGATCTAGTATCATAGAAACGTAAAAATTTATTTGCTTCAGCTGGTGCAATATATACTTTACCACCTACTGATATTTCATTTGAATCTGCATTCCAACTTAATGGAAAAGGTTTGCCATCAGTTCTACTTGCTATATTATTAAGTACATCTAGTTTAGGCTTTTGTTGTTTAACTTGTAATTCATCTAAATTTTCTAATTGCATTCCTTTACGTACTTTACCAAACATCATTTGAGCTAGTTTTTCATCTCCAGCAACACCTGATTTAAAAGTATCAAAGTTATTATCAACTGCCGCGGCTTTCATCTTACTAGCACTCATGCCTTCAGCACCATCGGCATCAGGATCACGTTGTCCTGCACTTACAATATTAATGCTATTGAAGTTATAATCTTTTCCGTTGTATGTATTAAGTAATTGTTCGAATTGTGAAACTCTATCTGATCCTGCTACATATACTATATCTGTATAACCTTTAGTTTCTAAGAACTGCATAGCATCTATAATAGTTCTTACTTTGTTATCACCTATTGTAATACCAGTAAAACTTTTTTGTGCAAAGAAAACTTTCTCTGCAAATGATAAAGGATCTGTTTTAGGTTTTTGCGTGTGAGTTAAGAATAGAAAAGGATCACCTTCTTGGTTTTTAATTACATCAACCAGTTTCGCGTGTCCTATTGTTGGAGGATTCATCCTACCAAAGGCAAAGACGGCAGTTTTAGGGGCTTCGAATAATTCCCTAAGAAACATTAGTAGTCTCCGTCTCTGATCTGCTCCATCTCTTCTCCATAAATCTTTTCACAAATTTCAACTATTTCTTCTTTAGTTAAAAGATCTTCTGGACTTCTTGGAATATCGTATTTAGAACAATAGTGTTTTGTAGCTTTTTCTATCATTGGACCCATACATTCCATAGTATCAATAGGTTCGCCCTTTTTCAACTTGTCCTGCATATGAGCCATTGTTGGATAGTATTGCTTACGGTAGAAGATAGGGTCGTTTCTCATGTGCTGACATAGATCGTCAACTACATTGAATCCTAAGCCTGGATCTTCATATGTATGTTCATCAAATTCAACTAATTTCATAGAGTACTCCTATACTAGAAGTATTTATGCCTATTTAAAGCTAGACGGAAATTTCGATATCGAAGTTATTATGGCCTAAATCAAACAATTTGTTAGCTAAACGTTCAGCAATAACTGTTGATTCGTCATCATTTAGGGGTTTGTGTAGTTCTACTGCTAATACAGTACCACCTTCTACGGTGTCGTATGTTTCGTAGTTAGTTTCATCTTCAGTTAAGGCCTCATCTGCACACTCTAATACAGTATCAACTAGGTATTCATCTACTTCGCTAACTTCTTTGTTTTCCCACACTATATTGATAAAGTTCTTCATGTTTTGTCCTTAATGATTTAATTGTATGCTTTGTACAGTACCGCTTGTATAAATTACTACTGCTCTTACCCATACAAAGTTACCTGTAAAATTGTAAAAATAAGTACCTTCTGATCCGTTTGATTCAGTTCCTGCTATGTCAAAGTAATCAGCTTCTACAGGACTAGTTGCAAGTGTTCCTTGCATTTTTATAGTACCGTTAAAATCAGCTACATTGTATTGTACTGTATGTAACCCATCTGCTCTACCATAGTAACCGTCACCTTTGAATTTCTCACCTGTAACAGTCGCTGAAGTTGAGTCTCCTGCGTGTACTTGATTTGACATTATTGTTTCTGAACTGGACATATAACTATTTATCCGAATAGTCCATACCTGGATATTGGTACTCTTTTGGTACTTTTCCCCATCCTACTGCTCTGTCCCAATCCCTTTGTGTATAATAATAGGGCTTTGGTTCAAAAGGTATGTCTTTTTTCTTCTTTTTTCCAAATTTCTTCTTTTGTTTCATATTAGTACTTATCTGTCTGTGGCTCGTAAACTAGCTTATCGATTCGCATAATATTGTTATGTAAAAATAGCCTAACTATTGTCAGGATTTTGTCATCTTTAACATACAAATATTTGCCTTTTAAGTTTCGACCTTGTTGCAGATCACGTATAAGCCTATCACCAGCTTTAACTTTGTGGCTATTCTTTAAACAGTATTCTGCAAAGTTTCTATCAGCAGTTCCATTTAAGTTTATTTTGTAATTGTACTCGGAAGGTTTATCTAAATATATTGTATTCTTTGCTAAATCAGTATCAACATTAGGTTCCCAATACCAAGGAACATCATTTAACTTTCTTGCTATCTTTTTAAGCCAACTAGTATCATTAGAATATATACCAAGTCTAGATCCTTCACATCTTAACATATAGTCTACGTCATCTTGGAAAGCATTTACTAATATCTTTAAATCTTCAAAGTCTTTGTTTTGTATTTCTTGATCTTTTTGCGACCATCTATGTAATTTAAAAGACAATGGTTCGCCTCTAGAGTGTTTATTTTGTAATTGATCTATAATAGTTCTAGCATTAGCAAGACGTTTGTTTCTAAAGATGTGTGTGCCAGAATTATACACGCCTAGCTTGTAGGCATACTTGTCCCAAAACAGTTTATTAGTTTGCTTTTTGATCAACCTTCTCTTGCTCCTTAACCTTGGTAGTATTTAATACAAATTCTTTTTCATTTATATCGATATTTAAAGTACCGCCGTCTTTTAAGTCACCAAACAAGAGTTTTTTAGATAATGGTGTTTTAATTTCCTTGTCAATTACACGTTGTAAAGGTCTTGCACCCATTTTAGCATCAAAGCCTTTATCAACTAACAAGTCTATTGCACTATCAGAAACAGTAGTTACAACACTTTTCTCTGTAAGCATATTTTTTAGTTCTAATAAGAACTTGCCTACTATCTTGATCATAGTGTTCTTCTCAAGTTTGTTAAATGTCATTGTTCCGTCTAATCTATTTCTAAATTCTGGTGCAAAGAATTTTTTAAGTTCTTTATCTTCGTATTCTTTTTCAATATTACCAAAGCCAATAGCATTACTTTCAGCTTCTTGTGAACCTAAGTTAGTAGTTAAAATTAAAACAATGTTTCTACAGTCAGCAGTTTTACCATTTGAGCCTGTAACAAAACCATTGTCCATAATTTGTAACAATAATGAACTTACGTCAGGGTGTGATTTTTCTATTTCATCTAACAATAGTACACAGTTAGGATGTTCTTGTAATTTAGTAATTAATAGTCCTGCATTTTCTTCAAAGCCAACGTAACCCGGAGGTGAACCTATTAGCTTGGCAACACTATGTTTCTCTTGATACTCTGACATATCAAATCTAACTAGCTTAACACCTAACTGACTAGCAAGTTGTTTTGCTGTTTCAGTTTTACCTACACCAGTTGGACCCATAAACACAAATGAACCAATTGGTTTATTCTCTTGTTTAAGTCCTGCCTGTGCAACAAGTATTTTATCAACAATTTGGTCTATTGCTTTATCTTGTCCGTATATCTCGCCTTTTAAATTCTTTTCTAAATGTGCTAGATTTTCAGTTTCACGTTCTGCTACTTGTTCTTCTGGCAAGTTAATTGCTTTAGAAAGTTCAAACTGAATTTCAGTATCATTAATAACCTTTTCTACATTAGGATCTTTTAAATTAAATCTAGAACAAGCACAATCAATTAAATCAATTGCCTTATCTGGAAGTTTTTTATCTGCTTGATACTTAACACTTAATTTAATTGCACTTTCAATAGCTTCTTCTGTAATAGTTGTACTATGAAACTCCTCGTAATAACGTTTAATACCCATTAAGATATCTTTAGTTACTTCTCTAGTCGGTTCATCAACAGTTACTCTAGCAAACCTACGCATCAATGCACGGTCTTTTTCAAAGTACTTTCTATATTCTTCCCAAGTTGTACTTGCTACAACTTTAATATTACCTTTAGTTAGTATAGGCTTTAACATATTAGCTAAATCATTTGAATTAGCACCTCCGCCTGCACCAGCACCATTCATCATATGTGCTTCGTCTATAAACACGATTGTTTTACCACGTTTTTTAAGTGCGGCCATAACTAATTTAAAACGTTCTTCAAAGTCTCCTCTGTATTTAGAACCTGCTAACATGGCTCCTATGTCTAAATTATAAACACTATACTCTTTTAAAAACTCTGGTACTGTTTTATTAACGATGTTCCAGGCAAGGCCTTCTGCAATAGCAGTTTTACCTACACCCGGATCACCGACTAGCAATACGTTGTTCTTACTTCTTCTACCCAATGCTAAAGCAATGGAATCTAATTCATCTATACGTCCTATAACAGGATCTATTTTACCTTGATCAACTTCTACGTTAAGATTAGTTGTAAATGACCTTAAAGCTCTAGTAGCCATACCAGCCATTTCTTCATCTTCGTAGTTGTCAGCTAATTCGTTGTTCAAGTAATCAGCAAACTTTTCTTTATCAATATTACATTTAGCAATATGGTAGTATGACCAGCTTTTCTTTTCGTTCATAATGCTTAAGAATACATCTGAACAATCTATATGACTTCTACCACTAAACAATACTTGCGTAAATGCTCTGTTTAAAACTCTTTCTACTGCGTGTGTTTTTTTAGGCTTATATTTCTTAGCCGCCGCAGGTTCCATCTGAATCTTTTCAGTCTGCGTTTTTAAATAATTTTCAATATTCTTTTTAAGGTACTCTGGATCAGCACCGTAGCCTTCTAAAATCTTTGCAAAGCTATCTTCACATAACATCGCAAAAAGTAAATGTTCTATAGTAACGTACTCGTGTTGTAACTTCTTCGATACGTCTACGGCTTTATCAAAAACCAACTGTAACTGTTCACTTGGTTCAACCATTTATATATCCTTTAAAACGTTTCAATAATTTCATTTGTTTCCTTTTCGCCATATCTAATTTCAATTTACTAACTCTATCAATATAGTTGATTCCGTAAAGATGATCATATTCATGACCAAAGATTCTTGCATTCCAACCTGTTAACTCTATTGTACACTCTTTTCCGCTAGAGTCAAGACACTCTGTTACCAATCCTACTGGTCTTTTAACCTTAAAGTATAAAAGTGGAAAACTTAAACAACCTTCTTCGCCTAATACCATCTCTTCTGATACTGCTGTAATTTTAGGATTGATAATTGCAAAAGGTTTATCATCTTCGTAGTCCTTTAAACCGTTTGGCTTAATAATAAAAATTTGTGCATCAAGCTCAACTTGGTTTGCCGCCAAACCTACACCCGATTGCTTCTCCATAATAGCAATCATTTCTTTTTCTACTTCTTTAGCATCATGCTTTTCAAAGTCGAAAGGTTCTACTTTCTTTTCTAACCAATCATTTGGGTGATATATCAATTTCATCTTTTATCTTTGCTAGTCTTTCTCTTATTTCTTCGTTAGTAATGTTTGGTGTTATCCCTACAACCTTAACAAATAAATTTCCCGTTTGTCCTGACCTTTGATCTGGTAAACCTTGTCCACTAATGCTGAAAGTTGTATTGGAATTTGTGCCTGGAGGAACGTTAACACTTAATTGCCTTTTATGTAAAGTATCAATTCTTATGTTTGTGCCTAATAGTAAGTCGAACAAACTTACATTTCTTACTATATATAAATTTATGCCATCTACTTCATAGTCGGTATGTCTTCTGACTCTTACTTTAACCAATAAGTTACCTCTTGGCATTTGTGGTACTTGATCACCACCCATTCCTGGATAACGTATTGTATCTCCTGGACGTACACCTTTTGGTAATGTAATGTTTACTGTTTGTTGTTTGCCACTAGGTAGTCTAAAGTTAGCTATTAGGTCTTTACCATTTATAATATCTTCTAATTCAATATCTGCGGCAATGGTAATGTCTGAATTACGCATTTGTCTTTGCCCAAATGGACTATTTGGTTGTGCAAATCCTTCACCAAAAAATGTAGAAAATATTTCATTAAAGTCTCCGCCATTAAAATTAAAATGTGTATGGCCTTGACGTTGGTATTGTTGTTGTGGGTCAGCAGTTCCAAACTGATCGTACATTTGACGCTTGTTAGGGTCTTTTAAAGTTTGGTATGCTTCGTTAATTTTTTTGAATTCTTCTTGGTCACCACCGCGGTCAGGATGACTTTCCATAGACTTTTTCTTAAAAGCCTGTTTAAGTTCCTTATCTGATGCTCCTCGCGATACGCCGAGAGTATTGTAATAGTCCATACTATTACTTATCGGCTCTTAGGTTACTTTTTACCTGATCTTGAACCTGTGTATAAACCAAACCATGCCGCACCTGCACCAACTACTATACTAACAAGTCCTGATTGTTCCATAGTAGGTTGTGGAATTGCCATGTACCAAATTACAACTTTATATAACAAGTATATGTATGTTGTAATAAAAACTCTTGGGAATATTCTCCAGGCATCAATTGCTCTTGCCATGTGTATTAATTTAGCATACGGGTTGGGACCTAAATCCTTTACCGAAGTGTCAACTTCTAACTCTACGTTTACCTTCTTCGTTACATCTGCCACTTTCTTGCCCCCTTCTGGTTTAAGTTCTGGTTTAATACTTTTTTTATTTTCTGCTTTTTCCATTTTTAATCTCATGAATAGCATCGCTATTCGTCTTTATCTTATGTTCGTTAGTTTTAGGTCTTGCATTAAACACGACCTTCTCTAATTTTAAGAACGGTATTCTTTCATTTGGAACATATCTCCAAACATAGTCCTCGTTTTCTTTGTGTATGCCAAATACTGTATTTGAAATGCCTATCTTAACTATTATTGCCTGTTCGCCATCTAGTATTACGTGGTCACCTTCTTGGAAAGCACTATTCATTCTGAACTTTAGTCCTTTAATTAAAGACGCCACAAAGTCTTTAAACCAGAATGCTAACGATATTGAAATTAATATCGCTATCCACGGTACTAACATTTCTGTTAGGTCCATAGATAATGTGTTTAAATCCGGGTTCATTTCTTCTCAACAAGATCTATTAAGTCTTGTACTTTCGTTACATTATCTCCATCGGATTCTGAAATTTTTACACCAGTTGCATTTTCAACTGCTATACATAATTCAATAGTATCGAACGGATCTGCATTTAAATCATCTACTAGATGTGACTCTGGTGTTACTTTACTTTCGTCAATACCTAAATGCTCTGCGATGCATTTTATAACTTCTTGCATTTTACTTCTTCTCCAATTTTTTAATTCGTTGTTCTAATTCGTCTATCTTTTTAGTTACGAATGGATACTTCTTTCTCCACAATTTAGGATCTTGTTCAAACCAAGTCCAACCCCATCTTGTTACTAGAAAATCTAATGTACGATCAAAATAACCATATAACCAGATCCCTAATCTTGTTCCTTTAAAGTAGGTTGAAAAAGCTAACCCAAACAAAGACCCAACCAGAGCTGTGTAAATCCACAGTCGATCTGTAGCCATACGTTCAATCATTTCCCACATATAATTTCCTCAGTTATTATATGTGTATTTATTCGTTATTTCTTTTTGTTGGAGGGCTTGTTATCAGTAGATTCGTAGTACTCTTTGTACGACTTGATAATCTCGTCTTGTTGTAGCATATATGCACGTATTTGTGCGAAGTTTTTAGCTAATGCTTCGTATCCGTCGTCAGTTAAGCCGAATAATACAGGGTCTATACCCCCTTCTTTAAGTTTAGCAAACACTTCATCAGCATTGTCGCTGGTTATAATAGTCCATTTGATTTCTTCTAATTTAGGAGTTAACGGCTCGGGTAGTGCAAGAGGTTGCCTATCTTCTTTTACTGAGAATATCTCTAATTGCTTAACTGCTGTTCCACAACTAGTAAGGAACGTAGTTAGGATTAGCAATACTAGGACACTCAGAATTGATTTCAGACTTCTTAGTTGCATTTTTCTCTTTCTCCGTTAATGGACTTCCCATTGCAATTTCTTGACATCTCATTGCATTCTGGGTTCCTTTGTTAATTATCTTCTCGACGGACGATGGTCTCTTCGTTGCGAGATCACCAACATCACGTACTTCGCCTTTTCCGTTTATTTTATTGAATTTTTTATCTAGAGCGGCAAACTCGGCTTTAAGACTTTTGTTTTGTTTTTCTATTTTTTCGTTAATTTCAGTTATTGCTTTAAAGTCTGCTTTCATTTGTGTAATAACAGCTTTTTGACTTTCAACACTTTGTTCTAACTTCATGTTGTTTGCTTCTGATGTAGCCAAGTCTGCTTTTAGATTCTTTACATACATAAATCCTCCGCCAGCACCAGCTAACATAATTACAATCATTGCTATTTTAATAGATCCAAACATATTATTCTTCGTCCTCGCTATAACGCGGTTCGCTACAAACCAATATCTCTATAGGCTTGTTATCTCCATCTTTAAATTCTTCGACTAATCTGCCTTCGTGCTGTCTACCGCAGTTCTGGCAGTATTTAATCATACTAACTGTTTGGCTAAATCTGTAGTTTCTTCAACTCTTCTTGTCCAACCTCTTCCAAATGTTGAAAAAGTAGAAAGACTTTCGTAATACTTTTGTCTTTCACCTTGGAAATTTTCAATAGTTGACTCAATGCCGTGTGCATCAACATACTCAGCCACCTTTGCTAGTGTATTAGGTCCAATGCCTCCGTCAGCAACTGTACCAATCATAGTTTGTAAGTATTTTGCTGAACGTCCTGGGCCTGCATTAACACCAAAGTCGAAAACACATAAGTCTAATCCACCTGGTAAATCATCACCCTTCATTTTATCCCAATAATTCTTTTTGTAAATAGGAGCAACATCTTCGACTAATAAGTCTTTCATGTCTTTTGTTCCGCCCCATTCTTCGTAAACTCTTTTTGTAACACCTAAGTTTGTTTCTCCACCTGGATCTTGTGGATGGTTTACATATCCACCTTCATGGTGCAGAATTGTTTCTAAACATTTATCGTAATTTGATTGCATTTTTAATTCCTTGTTGCTACGACTGTATATCCATTATTGGAAATAAGTAACTTATCACCATATTTTTCAATATCGTAGTCGCCTAAGTATTTAGTAAGGTAAATTGTTTCGGCCCAAGAATTGACATTGTAAGATTCTGTAACTGCTTTTTCAATTTCTTCGCTTTTACCAAAATCTTCAACTTTTAATTTTAAATCACCACTGTATTTTTTCTTAAATGTAATGCTGTCCTGCAACATTTCAATACTGTCCAAATAACTCTTATTAAAGAAGTTTTTGTAGTTCTCCATGTTGTTTTCATTAACCTTAATATCATAAGCATCATTGTCTAATGGAACTATACTTGTAAGCGATTCTAGGTTAACTTCCTCGCTTTTAAAACTCTTGTAGTATCTGTATTTCATCTTACCTATATCTGATAGCTTTTGTACACCATCAACTATTTCAACTATCTGTTCTGGAACTTCTTTAGTTCTTTCCATCTCAACAAATACTTTATATGTTGCATCAGGTTGTTCACCGGAAGTTACATCAGCATCTAATACGAAAGGATAACCTTTCTCTATAAAATTCATTAAGTCGTTTGCTGATTCTTTAGTTCTAGTTGAAAAACTTAATACAACGATATTCTTATCGTCACCCATTTTACTTTTAAATGAGTCAACTTCAAATATATCGTAAACTAATTCTTTAAGATCGTTTGATTGTAATCCCATTATACTGCTCCAGCTTCGGCATTAACTTCTGCGTCTTGTGGAACATCATCTATTGCTGGTTGTGTTGATGCTACTGCTGGTTCTTTAACAAAGTCTAATTGTTCTCTGTATCCACTGTATATATTAAGTATTAAATCCTTAGGCATTTGTATTTCTACTATCCACATAGGCTTACGGTCTAACTTACCTTTTTTAGAACCAGGTCTAATATCGTCTGGTTTACGTATTTTACGTGGAGTTAATATAGAGCTTTTTGCATATGATACTTTGCAGTCGTAATCTAGTAATCTTTTACCACCCATTGGGTCTGGCATTTTATCTCTAGGCCACATAAACTCGCAAGTAACCCAATGTCTATCGATCTTAGGTCCAGATGCTAATTCGCCATCTTCCCAATTATCGTACACATATAAGTCTAATTCGTCTAAAACACGTTCAAAGTCTTTTAATATGCTAAAAGCGGTGTCGCTTTCATATATTCCTTCTACGTTTTTAACTATGTCCATTACATCATGCATATACGTTCACCCATTCTTATACACTTATTTATCCGAGTTAAGTTTGAATAGTAGCATATTTGTCTTTAGCTATACCAGGTAAATATTTGTGTAGAGACGCATTTTAGTTGTGTTAATACAATTAAGGTGTTCCTTTGCGTGATTAACTCATAAGGAGATACTTAATGGGTGCTAAAAGAAGCAAAAGACGTTACGAACAGCAACGTTCGAATATTATTAACTTTCAACCACACAAACACAAACAGGTACAAATACTACCTAGAAATAAAAATCAAGAAACATATATGCTAAAACTGTTGGACGCCCGAAAAGACATAGTCTTTGGCATTGGTCCTGCGGGAACCGGTAAGACCCTATTAGCGGTCCAGGTGGCTATTAAGAATTTTAAAGAAGGGTTGTTTGACAAGATTGTGATTACAAGACCAGCTGTGTCAGTAGACGAGGATTTAGGATTTTTACCAGGAACTATGGAAGATAAAATGGCTCCTTGGACAAGACCTATCTTTGATGTATTCAAGCAATACTACCATCCAAAGGAAATATCTAGTATGCTTGAAGATGACATAGTAGAAATTGCTCCGCTGTCTTATATGCGAGGGCGTACTTTTAAAAAAGCATTTATTGTTGCAGATGAAATGCAGAACGCAACACAAAGTCAAATGAAAATGCTATTAACAAGGATAGGAGAAAGATCACAAATGGCTGTGACAGGAGATTTGCATCAAGCAGATAGAATGTCAAATAACGGTCTTTTAGATTTTGTAAAAAAATTAGAAGGGCACAGAGACGAAACTTCACATATAGACATTGTCCGTTTCCAGCACGGAGACATAGAAAGGCACAAGGCAGTTAGTGAAGTGTTAGATATTTACGGAGACTAGTCGCCTAGTTTCCACTTTTTAGTGTAATCGCCAGGAAGGTCTGTGTCGTGGTCATCTACAATATAGTCTTTCTTGGCGTGTTGCCACTTAGACCATCCGTTAAAAGTAATCTTATTAGTTTGAATTATAGCATTGTGTCTATCAACGGCAGTTTTAGTTAACTCACTTGTACGAGCAACAATCTTTTCACGTTTAATAGGTACTACTTGTACTAACGGTTCGCCTAACTTAATAAACGTAGGCTTAATTTCTTTTAACATAATATTAATAGGACTCATTAAAGCACCTAAGTCATGATCAATTATACCTGGTGGTGCTGTGTAGTTTCGATCTTCATAATAAAACATTGGCAAGTACATTAGACTCCAGTTTTTAGGTTGCCATATTTTCCAAGGACAATCTAATTTTACTGCTGACCTAACACCAAACTCTTGCATAACAGAACTTGCTTCGTTATGTACTTGATCAGCTGGGTGAAACGCACTATTATAACTAGGGTCTGAATATCTAGTTTCTACATTTTGTCCATCTTGACTAGGAATAATATCCATATCACACCAAGCTGGAATAATAAAACCTGTCTTCATATAGTCGCCTATACCTGGACAAGCTCTAATAGTTTGATCGCTATCTATTTTATGTTTTTGTTTATCAGTAAAAGTAGGCATTTTCTTCCATGCACTAGGAAGAAATTCTGAAGCAGGTCTTATTGGTGCGTATTTTCTTACAGCCCAATTTTCTGTTTCAAAATAAACTTTTGGTTCGTCTGATTCCTTTTTCCAATTAAACATCAAGTTCCTTTATTAGTGGAAATATTTTAGTAATAGCTTTGGCACATTCACGGGCAATTTCCATGTGTTCTTTTTGTGTACCATTTGCTCCACGTAATTCAATATAATGGACCCAACTTCTTAAAGTACCATTCATATATAATTTAGTCACAGTTAAGCCTTCAGGTAGTACGACTCTGGCTTGTTCTTTTGCAATACCCTGTGCAATAGCCCAATCATATGTTTCTTTAGCTTGTTTAATAATTGCTTTTTGTCTATTACCCCAAGCCATTTCCAATTCAATATCATGGAACTCAATACTATTTTGTCTATTACTTGGATCTTGTAATCTTGCTTCTCTATATGTAAATGATTCTTCCATATCTGTTGGCTTTGCATAACGTTGGCTAAATTCTTGAAAACTAAAACTTCTATGTCTTACAATTTGGTGTGCAATATCTCTAGTTGTTTCTATTTCTAAACAAGCACTAACCATTTCTAATGGTGACCAATGCTTATGCTTAATCAAGTATTTGATTAATTTACCACTTGTTTCGTGATTCATTTGATTAGCAGGATTACTTACCCTAGCACAAAAGGCAATTAGCTCTTGACAATCAAATAATTCTAAATCATCTGGTGCCTTACTATATGAAATTAATTTAACTTTCATTTTTTATCCTGTTCTGTAAATAATGTGTACACCGAACTCGGTGACTATTGGGTGATGACCCATCTCGCCTTTAGGAATAGATTGACAAGCAATAGAAAATTCTACTACCATATCTTCTGGTAAGAACCAACCTAAATCTCCACCTGATCGCTTACCACTAGGACAAGCACTATTTTCTTTTGCGGCGATCTCAAAAGAAATTTTTCCATCTTGAATTTCTTTTTGTACACGTTCAGCGTCTTTCATTGCAAACGCAATACCTCGACTATGCGTACTGTTTTTCGCACCGGCATAAGAAAATAGAATATGTGAAGCTCTCATTTTCATATCATTAATCTCCTTTACCTGGTTTTTCCGATATACCTATATGTACTACCGGAATTTTATCAGCCAATACATCTTCGGGTCTTGCCTGAGTAATGTTGGGCCATTCATAACTATATTTACTATTGATATCCAGCCACTTACCATCGTCTTGACTGTCAGGAATAATTGCATCTACAGGGCATTCAGGTTCGCAAACACCACAGTCTATACATTCATCAGGATTAATAACGAGCATATTCTCGCCTTCGTAAAAACAATCCACTGGACAAACTTCCACACAAGTCATATGCTTACAGTTTGTACATTTGTCGTTAACTAGATACGTCATACACGTATTTACATCGTCCAGCTAAGAATACCACGTATCGCTAAAATGAGGTAGAACACTTCCATTAAAGCACGTGGAGTATCCTTGTCTTTTACTCCCATGTAAATCCAAATTAAACAACTAAAACAAGCAACCGACCAGCCTACCCATTGTACAGCAGGATCACCCCCACTTAATATGAAAGCTGAAGCCATCGCAAGAATAAATCCTAACCATCTCCACCCGTTGCTAATCTTGTGGTAGTACCGGATCTTCATCTTTACAACCTTGCTAGTTTAATTAATGTTGCCGCTAAATTTATTTCTGGATCTACAACTAATGTATGATCCACTAATCCTTGTTTGATTATGATTGTTGCTTTATCTTGATTATCTTCATTACCAAACAATTCAATATTATCATAAAGCCATCTGTAAACTTCTTCCATCTCTTCTGCTCTTGCACTTGCACAAACAAGTTTCCTTGCTTTTGTAATATCGCCTGCTTTAAACAGTTCGACCATTTCAAGTTTCCAGTCAGCTTCGTTTTTATCACTTTCGTTAGGCTTAAGAAGTTTGCCATCTTGTGAATTCATTTGTACAGTATTAATACATTTACGTAAATCAGGATAACTTGCTTTTACATAAGTGTCAAGTGTATCTAAGTCTGGTTGTACACCTTCTGCAATTAAAATCTCTGCCACTCTTGCTGTAAATTCGTTTGTATCTACTTTTGCAATATGAAAGCCTTGACATCTACTATGAAGTGCAGGAATAATTCTGTTTGGATAGTTACAAGTTAATATGAATCTACTAGTAGTATGATATTCTTCCATTACACCACGTAATGCCGCCTGTGCATTTGGACTTAAATAATCTGCCTCATCAAGTAGTACTACTTTAAATGGACCAAACGGTATCATTTGTACAAAGTTTACAATTTTATCTCTTACGTCATCAACACTATTTGTTCTACTTGCATTTATTTCAAGTACATCTAAGTCATTAATTTCTAGTTCATTAAATAATAATTTTGCTAATGTAGTTTTACCTATACCTGCATTACCACTAAACAACAAGTGTGGAATTGTCTTTTCTTTAATCCATTGTTGTACTTGTGATCGTTGGTGATCATCTCTAAACACATATCCGTCTACTGTTTTCGGACGATATTTTTCTACCCAAAGTTCCTTCATTTACCTGCCTCCACTATCTTTGTTCTTAAATTAGTTGTACTAAAAGAGTGTTGTCTTTTATTATAGTACAATTCTATGTCGTTGTCAACACATAATTGCTTACCTGTGAACTCTTTTGTCTTATATTCTTCGCCAATAAAACGTTTATCAATTTTGTATGTTAATAAAATATCTTCAATTTCTTTTTCTGTTGCATAAGGAACAATTTCATCAATATATTTGCAACCTTCTAATTGCACGTATCTTTCAAATACACTTTGGATTGGTTTATTTTTATCTGGGCGATCAATAGTTGGATCAGTTTGCATTCCTACCATTAAATGATCGCAATTAGCTTTTGCTTCTTTAAGCATAGCAACGTGTCCGGAATGGAACAAGTCAAATGAACTAAAAGTAATGCCTATAATCAATGCGTTCTCCTTCCATCAAAAACACAAACAAAATATGCTCCTAATGGTCCTGCGTGTACTTTATGAAATACACCATCTTCAATTAATACTACATCATTTTCTACAAATGATATTTCTTTATCATCTAATTCCATTCTACCACTACCTTTAACAAAGTAATATACTTCTTCTTGTCCTTTGTGTGTATGTCCACTAGTAGACTTATATGGTTTTAGATTGGTACTGCTTAAAACAAGATTTTTTAATGTTGTATTATCTTTTACGATATATCTTTCATCTTCTTTGGCTATTTCTCCGCCAATATCTTGTATGCTTACCTTCATTTCTTAGTGGCACCTCTTTCTTGGCCAATACCCATTAATATTAAAACAACATACAGAGGTATCCAATACCAACCTGTAAGGAAATCCGTTATGTGTAAAGTCATTAGCACTATACCGGTTAGTCCAGTTGTTCCAATTCCTTGTAATTCAGTCGTTGGAAGTTTCATATATACTCCTATTTTATATTATTATACAATAAAGATTAATAAAAGTCAAGCATATAATCCACTAAAAAGGAAAGATATACTAAAGCGGGGTGTTACCTTATTTGGTTTAATTTCTCTGTGTAATGTTCGAGCGGGAAAGGCCACACATCTACCTTGCTTAAATTCTACAGTTTCAAAAACAGTTTTACCATCTCTTTGGTAAAATTCTATAGGACTGTCTCCTTGTATCATATAATAAAATACCCAATTAGACTTATCTGAGTAAACCATTTTGCCTGAGCCATCATGATCGTAAGGTTCGTCCATTGCTATCATATCAGGGTAGTGTTCTTCTGTTGACATATTTGTTTGTACATTTAACAAAGTTAAAAATCCAGCTTTTCCAAATATAGGAGGATTAATCTTTGCTTTTACATCATGTCGTCTATAATTAAATGCACACCATATAGCTTTCATTTCCCAAGGTAAATCATTTAAGTCGTGCCATGTAGTGTTAAAACCTTTTTCACTAAAAACAATTTTTTGATGTGGCAAAGCCGCCTCACATTGTTCTTGCAACCAAACAGGTACAATATCGTCTATAACTACTACACTCACTTGTCTCTCCTGTCTTGTTGCATACCTTGACTACTATGATCCATGCCTGGAGCAACAGATTGTATAGCTTGTTGTTCTTTTTTAAATATAGGCATAATAACTTGTCTGTCTCTTGCAAACTTAGAAGTCTTTCCACTAAAAATATAACCTATTGTTACTCTAGGACTTACTACTTTAGGTGGTAAACCTTGGTGTATAAACTTACTAGGAAATACTATACATCTTCCATCTTTATAATCTACTGAATGCCATTTATAACTATCTAATTCTCCCTCGTGATTACTAAAATCATCTTCATACCAAGTTGCATCTTTAGATCTCATTTCGCCTTTGGATTTTGCAAGTTCTTTTGTCTTACGCATTTCTTCTTCTACATCTTCTTGCGTAGCATTTCCTTTACCAACTGCATCTGCCAACTCTGCTATACGTGGATTAATATGTTCTGGGTTATTACTCCAGAAGTCCATACCAGTATCTCCACATACAGAATAAACCATTGTATATGCTTCTGTACCGTCATGAATATCAACATGAAGACCACCTATATGGTCCTTAGTCGTCAAGTTAATTTGAATCTGGTTAAGCTGTATGTCACCAACATCGGGATCGATCAGGTGTTTTTGTTCTTCAAACGCCAACCATATTGCTCGTAATACCCATGGTGCGTCTTCTATTTCCTCGTGTTTCCATTGGTCACTAAAGAACTGATAACCCTGTGAAGGGCCTAGTCCTCTATGTCCCCAATGTAATGGAAGGTATGGTACTGTGTTTACTGCTTCTTGATGTAACCATTGTGGTATAACATCATCTAACGTTTTGATTTTTTCTAGTTCGAGGTCCATGACAGTATTTAATCTGCCGTAATCTTATAGATCTCCGTCTTGGCGGTTTTCCGAATAATGTGCATCAAATTCACCACCTGGATATCTGGACTTTAATTTGTTTACGTTTTCTGCTATGACTTCGTTAGGGTCCAAGCCAAGAGCACGGCAACTGTTAATCCAATACCAGATAATATCACCAAGTTCTCGTTTGCAATGAAATATAGTTTCATCATTAAGTGGTTTACCTTGGAAGATACATTTTTTAATAATTTCATTAAATTCTCCTGTTTCTGAAGATAGCCCTATACCACCAGTTAGTAGTAGTGCTACATTAACATCTTTATTTTTAATATTCATTTCACCGAGCTTAGATATTAATGCTCCTGGTTTTCCACTTTCATCTGAAGTAACTTCAGACACAAAGTCTTGGTATTTTTTGAGGTCTATATTAGGCAAAGGATATCCTTTCTATTCTTCCCTAACGAAACTGCTAGGGTCTATTGTTGGCTGTGATAAATCTGTGTTAGTTCCAATAACGCCATCTTCTGGTTGTTCTTTTGACATTAATAAAACATCTTTAGTGTCAATTAGTCTAACCTCAATTTTTCCTAATTCAGGTTCGTCTAACATAACACCTCTACTCCAACGACCATGGTCTACGTAGATCCAATCACCTACTTCATAGTCATCTTTGTTAGTTGGTCCTTTGGCGTATACTTGACACCAACGAGAACGTATTCCACGTTCCTGTCCGTCGTCACTAGTTATAATGATACCGCCTTTTGTCTTACGTTCACCAAAGTTCATGTTATATGCTAACACACGATCTTTGATAGGCCTAAGTGTTCCCTTCAATTGAGGTTTGAGCTTTGGCCCAGCACCTAGTGTCGTTGCGTCCATTGACTACTTGTCCTTTTTTACAAAATTACCATCGGCGTCTTCAACCCAAGCTGTACCTGTTTCATCAGCTTCAGCATCGATTTCAGCCATCTCATCTACAGCTTCGTCCTTAACAACCTGTGGAGCAACTTCTTCTGCAACTTTTTTAACTGCATCTTTAGTTTCTTCATCAGCTTCTACAGTACCTTGTCCAGGTACTTCGTTTGGAACGGCTTGTGGATGATCTCTATAGTACTCACCTAAAACATCTTCACGTTTTTTAATGATCTTACCACCTGGGCCTAATTCATCACCACGTGCATTTACACGAGCATTTCCTACGGCTGGAGTAAGTTCATTTCTTTGACGTAGTAAATCCATATCGACTTGTTTACCTTGCATAGTCTTATATGTTTTACGTCCGCTTTGTTTTACTGCCATTTTCTTCTCCTAATTATATACGTATTTATCTAAGGAACTCACGCCAGTCTAGTCCAAACTGGATTGAGTTGATCTTGTGTACGCCAATCAAAAATAGTACATAACTAGCCGTACTAGATCCACGTCCTACACCCCATAATATATTGTTTTCTCTCATATAGCTTACCAAATATGCCATATATTTGAGCAAGTTAGTCATGTCACGTCTTTTAAATTCTTCTAATTCTTCAAATGCCCTATTCCATTCAGGACTTTTTGTAACTTCATCTACATCGTCATTTTGTAAGTGTTCCATTAGACGTGTAAGTATGTGTGTATTAAGATCCAAATTTTTATATTCCTCAGGCATAAACCATTCACTTTGACATACACCGTCAAATGTTTTTTGGTCCACATCTAATGGAACATATTTTTTGAGTTTGTCTATACCATTTTCTTCTGCAAGTGTATTAAATTTTTCTATGTCATCATTTGGATCACATAATACAACATGACATTTATCAATATGACCTGTATAGATCATATCAATAAGATCTTTATTTGAAAATCGTGGTATTCCTAATTCGTCAGTTTTCATCAGCATTAATTGTATTTTACTTGATGTTAGTTAAAAAGTCAAGTATTATTTTACTCGATGTTAATTAATTTGTCGAGATCGTTACCTTTTGCGTCTTTACCTTTTGCTCGTTTTTTCAATATACGATCTTTATACTCAAGTTTATACATATCGAGCAACAAAGTTAATTGTGATTTGGTTTGTGGGTTTCTAGTTTGGAAGAACTTCTTAGTTAATAAAGTTATTTTTTGATCTAACTGTTCATCTGATAAAACCGAGGTATCTTCACCTAACGGATGATCCATAATACTTACCTATTAAGTAAATACGCCAACGTATTCAGCATACACAGTAGTACCACCATCGCTAGTCCAAAAGTCAACTACGACAGGGTTTACATTGGATTCAACAACGAACGGACTAGGCCAACCTGGACCTGTTTTAATAGTTCCGCCACCTGATGTTGCCCAAGTAACAGTTCTTGTTGTACTGTCACCTAGTGTATCTAATAATACTAATCTTATTTTTCCTACTTTATTTGCTGTAGGCCAATCTGCAAATGTAAGTGTTAACGAAGCACCTATTGTGAACGTTTGATAATTACCATTTGTAAAGGATACGTTTTGTGGACCTGTAATAGTTCCACCTGCGTATAATTTTGTAGTGTTTGCAATTAAGTTCGCACCACTAACATCATTACCTAGAAAGTCGTTACCAGCATTTAATTTAGCAGAGTTAGTTTGAAGTGATTCAATTTCACTCTTTGCCGCAGTAAAGTTATTTTTAATAGTATTGAAGTTATTTCTAAAACCCTGGGAATCGTTATCTTGTCCCGCTATCGGATATGTTGCGTCAATACCTGTACTGTCTATATTACTTGCCATTTTTGTTCCTCTCTAGTGTATATATTTATCCTGCTAAACATTAAAGCTGTAATTCCCGAATGGAATATATTGCTCGTTGCTGTTTCCTTTAGTATTGTCTATGACATATCTATCAATTTCGAAGTCTAATTGACGGAAATCAAAGCCATTATTCTGGATATTTAACAGTATTTGAGCACTTGTTCCTGGTTTACAGTAGCATAGTGGAATAGCAGTAACATACCCTAATTCTTCTACTGTATTTGATTGTGCAGTAGACATCCATAGTGGTAAAAAGTTCTGTTCTGTAACTCCTACTTGGCTTAAATTAGCTCTCATATTAGTAATATTGCTTATGTATCTAGTTTGGTTGTTTGGATCACTAATTTTAACAGCATTACTTGATACTTTAACAGGTGTGTCATTTGGTCTAAATCTAAATGGATCACTTGATGTTGTAGCTATCTGAGCCGCTTGTAGTAAAGCACCTGTTCTTGTAGTTACGTTAATAATACCATCAGCGTCAATAACTATACTTCCACCGTTTCTAGCCATAATGGCTACATCATTACCTAATGCTCTAACTAGAATAGTTTGACCAATGGAATTTGTAACCATGAATACTGCCAAGCCTGATCCTTCTTTAGAAGCGTCATCACTTGTTTCATATTCAACACTATCAACAGTAAGTTTTTTAGGATTTATAATAGTATCTTTAGATCTTACTTTTGTAACACCTGATGTAACATCAACTGGATCAATTACTTCAACATAAACTACTTCATAGATAGATGTTGTAGTACCTGTCTTTTTAGCAGTAGCAGTCTTTATAGTACCCATTTTAAATCTTTTTCTTTTGTGATTTAATCTAGTTGCCGCAATATATTCTCTAATCTCTTTTGTTTCCAATCCTGAGTATACCAACATCTTAACTTCTTTTTGTAAACCAAATTCTGGATCGTTTGGTCTATAAATTGAGCTGGGTGTAAACACGTTAGGATCACCAATGAAGTTGCTGTATGCAGACCTCTGTGTGCTTTTAAGAAGTGGTTTTACGTAGAGATTACTATACGTTACGTTGTCTGGATCGCTTACTACTATATTGAATTCTCTAGTAGTTGCACTAAATCCAAATCTATCTCTTGCTCGAATTGTGAATTTGAATTTTCTATCTGTAGTAGTTGTACCACCGTCCATACTAAAACTATTGTCATCAATAGTTGTTAAACCTAAAAGTGTACCACTAGCAAACTGTCTTACTTTACCTACAATTTCTCCATTGTAATTTAGTATAAGTCCTGGTGGTAAAGTTCCTGCTGTTACATCATAAAGTAAACTTGAGTCACTTACAGTTGTTGTTGCATTAACAGAAAACGTACTAATAAAGTTTGCATTAATACTACCAAGTGCCGCCGGAGTATTCCAAGTAATTGTACTTTCAACTTCACCTAATATTTTAACTGTAAACGTTTTTTGTTTTTCTGCTATTAAAGATTCTTTACTAATACTTGTATATCTTTTAGCTGATACAGTAAATTTATATTCTTTAGTTACCGCAGGCATATAAGGAACACGACCAGCAATTTCACCTGTAGTAGGATCTATAATCATTCCTGGTGGTATTGTACTTGCACTACCATCATCATTAGTTGCTTGTAATTCATATGACATAACACCTACTAGTGTTTCAGAAACATAAGTTTCTAAAAATATTGTTACGTAGTTGTTTGCTCTCTTGTAACCTAAGTCTGCTGGAGTTAACCAAAGCGGAGTTCTTAAGTATGTGTTATCAGCAGTAAATAATCCTGTACCTATTTGCATAATAGTATTATCTGCACGTAGGAAATCATCTCCAACTAAAAATATTTGAAACTTGCGTTCTTCAATAGTATCGCCATCACTTACACTTACAGTAAATTCGTATATTCTGTTTAATTTCTTAGGACTTTGTGTAGGTATTGCATAGTCATAACCTTGTGTGTCATAGTAGTAACTTTCAAAACCATTTGCACTTCTCATACCAAAGTCAAACGCAAATGAATCGTATTGTGCCATATCATAATAGCCATTACCACTTCTTTCGTCTAATGCCATAATTGGATCAACGATACCAACTAACTTACCATCTGTGGTTAGCGTTATTCCTGGAGGTAGCGTACCATCTCCATCTGATATAAAGTATTCTAAATTTTGTCCTGTTGGTAAATCTGCATCAATGGCAGATAGTTGGAAGTCTACTATACTATTATCTAGTATATAAAAACTGTTATTAGGTCCTAATGGTAACTTACCTGCATTAGTTGTCCATACTGGTTTATCAGGTCCTTGTATTTCAATTTTGTATGTTCTATCTCTAGTACCATCATTATTCTTTGCTCTTAAAACAAATTCGTAATCTGTATCTCTTGAAACTTCAAATGGCGTACCTACAATCTTGTTATCTTGTAAACGCATACCTGGTGGAAGTTCTCCACTTATAAGTGTAATGATATCTGTGTTTAAATTAATTTCTGTAACAGAACCAAATTCTAAAAATATATCTGGAGCACTTGTAGTTGTGTAACCTAAATAGTTACCAACAATAGTTCTCATATAATCTTCAACACTATGTCCAGCACTAGTTTTATAATGAATAACTGAACCAGCTAGATAACTGTAATAATAAGTTCCTGATACACCATAAAATATTCCTCCAGCATCTGGAATAATACCTCCTGAGTAGCCTTGTGATTTTGCTACTTGGTATACACTATCTTGAGCTTCTAAAAATGAATAACCAAATGCGTGTGCCCCACCGGCATAAGGAATAGTTGTATCTGCTGTACCTTGTATGTTTAAAAATCTTCTTGGCTTTATAGGAGTCTTTGCAGTATTGTATTCTGCTGATGTAACACCTGTTTCGCCTGATGGAGTATAAAATGTATTGTTTCTAAACATAGGATCAAAAAACTGTGAACCTATTGTACATATACTATCTACAGCTACATCATCTATTTCTACGTATGCTCTATTAGCCAATGCCGCACCGTTACTAAATCCAACTAATCTAATCTTACCACTATCAACGTTTGAATAACCTTTTAAGTGTGTAATTAAATCTTGTAAAAATTCTATGTCTGGTGCTTTTGTTGTTTCGTGTGCAACGTTCCAAGCATTGTCATAACCTGTTGGTGCTATAAGAATATGATCACCTAAATAGTTTTGCCAATCGTTAATTTCATTTGCACCATTACCACCATCACCATGCAATAATATTGCAACTGGAACACGTTTATTTGTTAATGCAGGTATTGTTGGAATTCTAACAGATATAGGATATGTGTAAGTTGTAGCTACACCACCTTGTGTCCAAGTTTTACTAATTGAAATAGTTGTACTATTTTGTATTCTACCTTGAGCAGGTAAACTGACAGATGTTTGTGCAGGGTCAAACCCTGTTCCACTCGCTGATCCTGGAGCAATAGGTAACGTGATAGAAGTAGTAACTCTTTCTTGTAGAGTTCCTAGTTTATATCCCGAATTTTGTGTCCACTGTGGTACTGCCATCTTAAATCCTTCACTTTACAGTATTTATCGGATCTTGGTGGCTATTAAAATGCTCTTTGTTGTTTTGTGCTAGGTCCAACAATATATGGGTATACAGGCTGTAAACTTGCATCTACAGTTAAGTGATAACAATATGTTCCTGATGTATATTCTGGGGTTTTTTCAAATCTACCATTATACTCATCTAATTTACCAGTACCAATTTGATATTCATGATCGTTAATAAACGTTCCTGCTGTTTTGGCACCATACAAGTATCCTCTACCTGTTGGTTCTGTTGAGTAATATTGATAAGAGCTTGTCATTCTAACTACTGCTGATGCTGGATCATTGTAGTCTGAATAACCATAAGGTCCGTATATAGGATAACCGTCAAAACAATATCCTATAATTTTACTGTGTCCGTCTGCGTGTCTAAAGTGATCTCCACTAAAGTTACTTCCTGTGTAATAAGTTGCCGCCGGACTTGCTCCTGTAACCATTGCTGTATTCCAGCCTGCACTAGCTTCACTTGAACCTGTTGGTAAGTTTAATACCATACCTGACATATAGTGATACTGTCCGCTGATTTCTGGCCATCCCCCTGCGTCATCTCCTCCGTAGTTTGTTCTAAACTGAACTGCATTATATTCAAAGCCTGTTCCTGGTGCGTCTGAACTTGGATCTAATCCTGGAGGAACTGCACCAACTCCTGCTGATGGACTATAAAATACAACACCGTTGTTGAAAATTCCTAATGGTGTAAGAGCTGTAACCAACTGTGGGTTACTAGTATTCTCTCCACCTCTGTATGTAAATGAATAATTATATGATTGTGCCGATGCCACATTCGCACTTGGCGAAAAAGCATTATTGCCAAAAGGTTTTCCAAATTGAGCTGGATTAGGTAAACCGTTTGATGTTATTGTTAGTGTTGCCATTAGCTTATTACTCCTGCGTCAAATGATCTTGCATCTGGCGACATAATGCCACCAAAGTCGATGTCAATTTGGTATATTAACCAATCTGATAAACCTCTAACGTCATTGCTCATTTGACCAAAGTCAAAACCAGCTGTGTTAGGCTCAATGTTTCTAATATCAACACCGTAAACTAACCCTGAAACGTTACCAGTTAATGCACCGTTAAAATTACTTGCTGTAAGTGTATTTACATTAGAAATATCATTTCCTAATGCGTTTAGATTTCCACCTAATTCGGGTGATGTATCTGACTTAACTTCAGCGTCGGAATTTACTGATAAAACATTTCCGCTTACACTTGTACTAGCACCTGTGCCACCAAATATATTTAATGTTTGCCCGTCTGCTAATTGCATACTTCCTGCATCAGAAACAACGTTTAATTGTTGTAATCCGCCAGTAGCATTAATAGTAATTCCTGTTGTAGAACTAGTTAGTGTTACATTAGAACCTGATACTAGTTTCTTTAATTGTAAAGCTGACCCTACTTTTTGTGCAAAAACACCTTCTCCAGTGTTTCCTAAATTAGATACAGTAGTTGACTCAGGTGAACGAAGATCTAAATCATCAAAGTTTTGGTTAACTTTAATAAATGCTTCACGCAGATCATCACCTGTTCCGTCGTTTGCTAGTGTTCCTATGTTTATTGTTTGTAAAGCCATATCTTATCCTATACTGTATTTATCTATTGGTCATTCCCACTAGTGCCTCTAAATTTTAATGGATTTGGGCTATTATAAGGCCAATACGCCATTCTATTTGGAGCACCGTATAAACGTGGGTAACTGTTACCGTAACTAAAACTTTCTGCTGTACCTGAATCGTATATTTGTCCTTTTAACGAATGATTTTTTAAAAAGTCTTTATATTGTTGTGCAGTTCCACCTGGATTTGCTTGTAACCATAAAGCACCCATTCCTGTTATTTGTGGAGCCGCCATACTAGTTCCGCCAATCTTAGCCATATAATGCGAAGAACTTCCTGGATATAATTCTTTACTGCCATATAAACTTACTTGGCTAGTTGCACTAGAAATATCATCACCTGCGGCAATAATATCTATTCTTGGTCCACGTTCACTATCTGATCTAACTTTTTCTTCTGTTCCGTATTGTTGTGTATCCATATTTGCTACCCATAAAGTATCTTCACTATGTGGTGAACTAGGACGATTATAATAAATTTGTGTTGCTCCATACGTAGCTGTTCTATAATAACTGTTATAGATATCACTTCCGTATTCACCTGATCCTGCTACTCCATACGCACAAGGGTGATATGCGTTACCGGCCGCTTTGACACAAATAACACCTGCGTCTGTTAATTGTTGTTGTTCAACATCATTAGAAACACTTACTAAAGGGTGTTTACTTCCAGTCATTCCATAGTTTACTAATGCACTTGAATAATTTTGTGCTGTGATACCTTGATCAACACCTTTGTAAAAAACGTGTGAAATTTGTCCGTTAAGAGAATATGTACTAGAATAACCCCAACTTTGATTTACAATAGTAGGACGTCTAAATCCTGTGTTAGGATCAATTGGCTTTTTCAAATGCCATTCTCTAATAACATCATAAATGTCATTCATACTCATAGCCGCCGTACCACCAAATAATCTTACAGAATAAAGTGTTGCATTTTTGGCCCAACCGTATGTCTTACCTGCGGCAATACCACAACAATGACTTCCATGAGCACCTGCGGCATTTGAATCTGTATAATTATTTGTGTAATGGTTAGCAGGCATTGTTCCAGATACACCTGATGCCGCATACCAATCTATTTGTTGAAATCTTGTTGTACCATTAGCATCGTCCCATTCAGGATGTCCTGTTGGATCAACACCGTCATCTTGTATAACAATGTCAACACCTGTTCCGTCTAATGTGTAGTTGTAATCTCCTGAGAAAGTAGTACTAGCCGCTTGGTCTGTTTGCCAAGAATCTCGTATGTGTCTATACAATCCCCAGTTCTTATCATTTTGATTAGCAGTTGTTGTTCTTTGAAATTGTGCAGTTTGCGTTTCAAAAAGTTCTGCATATTGATCTATGCTTGAAGCTTCTACGTCTAAAATTCTTCCGTCAGCTTTTAATTTTTCAGCTTCTTCTGGTTCAAGCATATAACAAGTAATTCTATTGTTAGTTGCTTTTGCGTGTGAAACATCACAAGTTCTATCAGGAATAATATTTGAGTCAACACTTGAATCACCTGAAGTGTCTTTTTGTAGTAACTGATCTATTTCTGCAATATCAGTTCCTTTATTTGTTATAACTCTATATTCTTCTTGTGCCATTATAAATTACCACCTAACGTAAAATTATCTGGTCCTGTTGTATCTAAACCTTTTTTCTTACTAAAAGTTCTTTTAGTTGCTTGACCTAAGTATGCAATTCTATTAGATGTTGCATCTGGACTCATTAAATTTCTATTGTTATTAAAGAAAGTAGCTGGTGTACTTTCGTCTACTGAACCTTGATATAATAATCCTTTAAGACTATTCTTATGCCACCACTCTCTTAATTGTGCTGGAGTAAATCCTGGATTTAGTTGTAATACTAAACAGCTCATTCCTGCTACATTAGGAGTACTCATTGATGTTCCACTTAAATTATATACTGCTGTTGAGCTTGAATTGTAAGCACTAACAATATTTGTACCTGCCGCATATACATCAACCCTTGGTCCTTTATCACTTCCACTTTCACAGGCTTCTGAACTTGAATACAATGCACTATCTAAGTTACCACAAACAATAGTGTCTGGTCCAATATTACCTGCACCTCTATTGTAGTATATAGGATTACCTGCTGTAATATTACCTGAGTTTATAGTTCTTGTAATATAGTTATTGTAATCTATATCTCCTGAGTAACATAATTTTTGTCCTTGGTTACCTGCACTCTTATGATAGTGTACACCTTCGTCTTGCATTTCTTCTACTTCTGCCATCAAGTTATAAATCTGTGCATTGAATCTATTTGAA